CGGGCGCTCCATCACATCCGCGGCGCCAAGGAAGACATGGAGTGGCTGCTCCGGAACTGGTTCCATGGCGAGGGGCAGATTCAGGATGTCCCCCGGACGCCGCGCAGCATCACCGTAGCGGCCACGCCCATCGTCGATCCGGGTCCCGAGAAGACGGACGGACAGACGGTCGTGAATCGGATCGCGGAAGTGGAGCAGCCCTAATGCGCCTCGTCGAGACCGGGATCCGCACGCTGGTGCTCTCGACCGGCGCCGCGGCGGCGTCGAGCGGCGGCTGGAAGTTTCTCGGGGCCGGCTACTCGCGATTCGGACTGCGCTGCGTGCGCGCAACCTCGATCGGGACCAGCAATTTCACGGTCTCCCTGCGGGGCTGTTTGAGCACGATCAATACGACCGGTGCGGCCGTTGGGGCAATCGGCGCCTACACGCCATCAACACTCGTCGCGTACACCCAAGCGTCGGTCGGAAAATTGAAGCTGAGCACGGCGCTCATTCCCGCGACGCATGTGAAGGCCGTCGTCTCTGTGCTCACCACGGCCGCGAATCGCAAGCTGCGAATCGAGATGGTGTGCATTCCGTGAAGCTGAGTTGAAGCTGAGCTGAGAGGAGCTGCATCTGACCTGGACATACACGGGCAATCCGAATACCACGACGGCCCTCGGTCGCCGCGATGCCGTCCGGATCCTGATCCAGGACGTCGAGTCCTCCGCCCAACTGTTTCAGGACGAGGAACTCGACTTCTTCATCCTGCAAGAGAACAACTCGCTCTACGACGCGGCGGCCGTCTGCTGCGACATTCTCTCGAAGAACAGCCAGCAGAGCCGCTCGATCGGCGACCTGTCGATCTCCGCGCAGACCGGGGGCTTCTCCGCGCTCGCGACGCGCTACCGCCAGCTCGCCGCCCGGGGGGCCACGCCCTACGCGGGCGGGATCTCCATCGCCGACAAGGCCATCACCGAAGCCGACACCGATCTGCCGACGCCCGACTTCACGCGCGGCCTGCAACGCACGCCGGGGCTGACCTTGCGGCCCGGAGTGAGTACCTGATGGAGGCGGGCCTCCTGGCGATGATGCAGCAGACGGTCGCCATCAAAGCCTGGAGCCGCGATTCAACGGACGGCTACGGGTCGCCCGTCTACACGGGGCTCGCCACGGCGTACAAGGCCCGCGTGGTGGCGGAGCCGCATCGGCTCGTGCGCCCCGATGGCCACGAGGCGGTGAGCACGCACGTCGCCTGGGTCGCGAGCACGGCGGTGCACGGACTCAAGGACCAATTCACGTTCGACGGGTCGACCTATCCGATCCAGAAGATCTTTCGGCCGACGGACGAGCTGGGCCGGGTGCACCACAGCAAGTTCTATCTGGGACTCGGCTGATGCGGGTGATCTGGAAGGGCACGCCCCAGGTGCAGGAGCAGCTACGGCAGGTGGCATTGTCCGTCCCCAGCGGGATCCGCCAGACGCTCCGCGAGTGGGCCGAGCAAGTCATGACGCTCGCGAAGAGCCAGTACGTGCCGGTCGATACCGGGGCGCTTCGAGCGTCCGGGTTCGTGGATGGTCCCGATCAGAGCGGGACCATCACGCTCGGATTCGGTGGCGTCGCGGCACCCTATGCGGTCATCGTGCACGAGGACCTGCAGGCGCGGCATCTCGTCGGCACCGCCAAGTATCTCGAGCAGCCCTTGAAGCTCGCGCTGGGCTTGGCGCGCGAGCTGATCCGTGATCGCGGCAACTGGGCGGTGCGCCGCGGGATCCAGCGGCTGGCCCACGTCGAACGGGTGCTGGCGCGCCGTGCTGCTCGATGAGCTCACGAACCTGCTCGTCGCCCAGGGCGTGGGCGTCCTGCCGGGCTCGACGAATGCCAGCGCCTGGACGATCCACAAAGGCTTCCAGCCGCCCGCGCTCTCTGCCAGCACGCCGGGCTCCATCACGCTCTACGAGACCGGCGCGCTTGACGATCAACCCAATGCGGCAGACGATCTCCCCGAGCGGCCCACGTTCCAGGTGCGCCTCCGGGGGACGCCGCTCGCGTATTCAGCCGCCCGGACGAAATGCGATGCCGTGCGCAACGCGTTCTATACGGTGGGCAATGAGACCTTGAGCGGGCGCTACTTCGCGCATGTCACCATGCCGACCGCGCCCATTGGCTTAGGGGTGGATGCGAACCAGCGGCCGGAGTTCACGCTGAACGGCGTCGCGATCCGGAGCCGGACATAATGTTCGTCTGGCGCTGGAGCGTCGATTGCTGGACGCTCACGTGCAGCTATATGAGTATGAGCAGAAACTGGGATGGGAGTGTGCAGACTTTTACCGTCCCCGATATCGATACAAGGCTACTGCTCACGAAGGAGACCTAACGTATGGCGGGGGAACTCTCGGGGCGCTTCGGCTCCATTCGCTTCAGCACGGCGTCGACCGCGTCGACGGCGCAGACGCAGGTGGCGAAGCTCCGGAATTACACGCTCACGGTCGAGCGCGACGCGATCGACATCACGAACCACGATTCCTCGGGGTGGATGGAGAACATTTCCGGGATCGCCCGCTGGCGGGGCACGGCCGATCTGGTTTACCTCTCGACGGGTGTCCAAGGCACGGTGCGCAAGGTGCTGCTCGGGACGAATCCCGTGAGCGCGAACTTCACGTTCAAGCAGAGCACATCCAACACGGCGAAGAAGTATCAGGGGAAGGCCTTCGTGACGGGCTTCGAGGCGAACCACGAAACGAACAACGCGGTGCTCGGCACGCTCACGTTCGTCGGCACGGCCGCGCTCACGCGCACGTCCTGATGCCGCTCCGCAATGTCGAACTGGTCTTGAACGGTGCGCCGCATCGGCTGCGGTTCGACTTCGGCGCCCTCGCGGCGCTCGAGGACCGCGGGGACAGTTTTGATCAGCTGCTCCGACTCCAGCAGAAGGACGACGGTCGCGTCTCCATGAAGGCCATCGTGTCGCTCGTCTGGGCCGCGCTTGATCACGAGGAGCCGCGCCCCTCGTGGCGCGAGGTAAGCCGCTGGATCGACGGCTGGAACGCGCGCGACGTGGTGCAGGCGATCGACCAGGCGGCCCTCTCGGCATTCCCGCCGGCCCAGGACAACGGCCACGGCCCTCCTCCGGTCGCGCCCGAGGCTGGGATTGGGACGGTCTCCGGCGCGTCGCCTACGGTCCCTGCCAGCTCCAGCCCGCCCAGTTCTGGCGGCTGACGCCGCGCGAGCTCGTGGACCTGGCCGAGGGGGCGCGCTGGCGCTGGGACCGAACCTACGAGTGCGCGGCGTGGATGGTCGCTCTCCTCCTGCAACCCTACCAGGCGAAGGGCGCGCCGGCCATCCAGCCGAGGGATCTGTTGCATCCTCCGCAGCCCATCACGGAGGATGATCTGGACGCCCTGGAAATGAAGCAGGCGGCCTTGCGCGCGGCCGGGAAGCTGGAGGACTAGGTGCCGGTCGCTCTCGACACCATCGTCGCGACGTTGCGTGCGGACACGGGGCAGCACGATGCCGCCCTCCGGCAGTCGGGGCAGGTCTACGACAATCTGGGCCAGCGCTCGACCCGCAGTGCGGCGTCGGCGGCGCATGGGATGCGGAACCTGCAGCATAGCGTCCTGTCTCTCGCGCTCTCGTCCGTCGAGGTCGATCACAACGTCGGTCGGCTGGTCTCAACGCTGCTCCTCCTCGGCGCGGGGTCGACCGCCGTGCTCGGGATCGCCGCCGGCATCGCGGCGGTCGCTGCGGCCTATCGTTTGTTCACCGCCGCGGCGCGCGAAGCAGAGGAGCAGCAGAAGAAGTTCGTCGAGAGCCTGGAGAAGGCCGGGCCGCATGCCCAGCTGTTGGCCGCCCGCATGCAGTTGGCCGCGGCGCAGGAACAAGTGGCGGCCAAGCAACGCCAATTGGCCGACCTGGACCGGCCGGGAGCGTTCGCGACTGGTATCTCGCGTCGGCAATTGGAGGTCGAAATCGCCAAGCTGCAGATCGAGATCGCGAACATCACCAATACGAAGCTCATCCCGGCGGCGCGAGCGGCGGCGGAAGCGTTCAAGGCGCAAGATGAAGTGATCTACAAGGCGGCCGTCGATGCCGAACGCCTGACGGCCGCGCTTGAGCATGCGGCCTTGGCCTCGCGCATCACGGCCATGGGCGGTCTGGGGGCGCTCAAGCGCCAATCGGTGACCGGGCCCACGGGGCTCCGCGGGGGGGGACCGCCGATCATCGACATCGGGCCCGAAGAGCTGGACCGCATCACGGGCGACATTGACCGCGTGATCGCGGACTCGACGCGCGAAGCGAGCCCGATGGTCGAGCAGATGGGCCGCACCCTCGGGCACGTGTTCGCCGATGCGCTGATCAACGGGATTCAAGATTTCCAGGATATCTTCAAGAGTATTCTCGGCGCGTTTTTGGAAGCCGGCATCAGCTACTTCATCAAAACGGTGTTCCCGCCCTTGGCGGGTGCCGGCCCGTTGAGCGGATCCGTCGTGCAAGGGGGTGCCCAATTCAGTGTGGTCGCCCCGCCGCTCCCGCAGATGATCCATCCCTACGACGCGGCGCGGATGGCCGAGTGGCAGCAGCTCTACCGCGAGACCGCGCTCGTGGCGAATAGCCAGGGGTTCCGGGCGGCCTGATGGGCGCGTTTCGAGGGGCCGCCGCTCTAACCTGGGTGGATGCCGACGACATCAACACGGAGCGCGTGCTGCTCCTGCGCGAACCCTTGCGCGAGCTGCGGCCGGCGCACCAGCAGGCTGTCTACACGGCCGATTCGCTCGACTTCACCCAGCGCCAGGTCTTCACCGTGGGGACGGGTGCGGACGAGCTCGTGGGCCGCGTGCGCTACCAGGACGACCAGCAAGGGCTCGCCGATTTGCTCAAGGCCGGCACGAAGGGCCGCACGCTTACCTACCTGCCGAACCTGGCCGACCCCGCCCGGAGCTTCGCCTGCTACCTGATCAGCCCGCTTTCGCCCTTCGTGCTCGGGATGGATCCGGACCGGGGGACG